TGTCGTTCTGGGTGATAAAAGAGTTCCATGGCCTACCTTGAGGTTTGTGATCTCTTAGGAATCCCTATCTCCCTTTCTAAGTCACTTCAGTCTACGAACGGTTTCTTTGACTTTGCCAGTCAAATACTCCAGTATCGCAGAAACTTCTCTCCCATTTCATTGAGGGAGGAGTTATCAGCTTACAACCCTTGTAAGCGGATCGAAGCGGCATTAAGATCGGTGAGAAGGGGTCTCGCGGATTTCACAAAACCTAGCTGGTTTTCTGATTTTCTGAAATTAGTAGTGACTCCCACTGTTTATAAACAGATTGTGGAGGCACGAAAATTAGGAAAGTTAGATGCAGCTGCCAAGGCGGTCTTAATTCAGACCTTGGGACATTTAGAAATCAAGCCAGGGGGGCTTGGTCTCGAAAATGTGCCAAGGGTCACGGTAGTTGATGCTATCAAGGCAGTAATGCCTACGATGGCCATCTTCCGGACTGATTTTAAGACTGCTCTCGGTCTTGGTAACGATAGGCTCAATGAGTCGGCTCGGGATATTGCTATGGAAGCGATCTGCTACAGAGCAGATCGGGTCTATAAACAATTTCTCGAGACACGCCCTCTACTGATAAAGTGGAGGGAGTGTACTTCGGTTGCACAGAGGTCAACCTTAATTTGGGAAGAGTTGAAGACAGATTTAAAATACCTGTCCAAACTCTTAACTGTATTTCCTACCATTGAGGATAAACTGGCTGTTTATACTAAATGGGAAGAGACTTATCGTCGTCCATTAAAGACAATACAGGTTTGCTCCAAATTGAGACCTATGTCTCCGGACCTGCTCGAGCACACATGTGAAGCAACTCTGGATGAGTTGTGGAACATTGTGTGTGAGGCAGAGGCGGAGCTGATGGTGAAGCCGGACATGGTTCTTGGGGTTGAACCATCCGTGAAGCCTAAGAATATTCTTCGGCCAACGGCTGCAGAGATTCACTCTTCCGAGCGTTTCTTTGCACGTCTGGGTGTGTGGACGCATCTTGTAGAGACGATCAATTCTGATCAGTCCTTATCCTTATCGATACCAGGTCTTCGACGGCGGAAGTAAGGCTACTTCCTCCATCGGAAAACCAGGGAACAACTCCTCCATGAAGGTTATCATGGATAAAGCTGGCCACAGTGAACGGCCCCGAGCAGAAGACTCGGTTAGGTTCTGTACCGGTTAGTTAAGGTCCTCTCACGAGGTACTCTAGTGGGACGCTTGTCCTGTTAGCCG